ATCTATGTACAGCATAAGCTGGGAAAATACTTACGTCACCCTCTTTAACTTTAAGTGGTGTTATTTTACCATGATCAAAAGGATCAATAATTTCAGTAGGTGGCCCATCTTTAGGCAGGTCTAGATAGTAGGCCCCTGTAAAGGTGTGTCCGTGTACATGCCAACCATGTGTTCCTTCATCACCATATTGTTGAAACCAAATATTTTTTATAACACATCCATCGTAGCCAGCATCTTTTAATTTTTTTTTTAAAAATTTGCTAAGGTGTGGATATATAATTTTAACCCATTCTCTATGAAATTTTTTTGCATCTAACCAATCTAGTCTTTCAATATTGTCTGTATAGTAAGTATCACTTTGTTCTAAAAAATCAGAACGTGCATCGTTAATAGCTTCAAGTAATTTTGTTTTTAATTTTTTGTGTTCTTTAAATTTATCTACAATATAAAACGACTGCAAACTATGTTTTATTTTTTCCACCATAAAATAATTGTTTTCCTATCTTTCTTTTTAACTTCTTTAACTCCATGATATGTTATACTACCATCAAAAATAGTCAACATGCCTTGTTGTGGTTTTATTACTTGGTTTTTTGTGTGAAACTCACCACCTTCAAAATCATCATTTAAATATATTAAACTATTATATTTGCTTTCTTCTGTTCCTCGTCCTTTGTGTAAGTGTAAAACACCTTCAGAACCTACATGCCAGTTTTGTAATTGAGCCATTGATATTGTTAAATCTAAATTTAATTTTTCTTTAAAAAAACTAGACACCCTGTCTACAATAGAATCATTAGTAATTTCTACGGTTCTCTCCGACCAATCAAAGTTTCCTGGTCCAAGGTCCTTGATTAACGAAGCATACTCTTCACATTCATTTTTAGGTAGATAATTCTTAAACACTTCTACTTCTTTCATTATAGTATTTTTATTAATGACTGCTCTTCCCCAAAAGCAATATACTTATATTTAATTTTGTTTTTATCAACGTACTCTTGCCATGCTTTAAACTCATTTTCTCTCCAACCAGTATAACCCATGTACTCATCAAACAATATCATAGTACCTTTTTGTAAAAGGTTTTTGTTAATACAATCAAAGACATCTTTAGTAGACTCGTATGTATCGCAATCAATATGTATAAAACTTATCTTGTTTTTATTTTTATTTAAGAACAAAGGAAGTGTATTTTTAAACCAACCTTTTACTAAAGAGACATTAGACAATACGTTTGGTTTTTTGCCATTTAAAGTAAAGTGTCCTTTTGCTAACATACCACCCTTCCAATCTTCTTGCAAACCTTCAAAACTATCAAAACCATGCCATGTAATATCTGGTTTATTTTGTGCAAAATAATTAATACTTTCTCCTTTGTGGACTCCAAACTCTAGGTGTAAACCTTTCTTTGTTATGTGGTTTAAAGTAATACCCCACCACCTCTCTTCCATAATTACACAATCTTTTATAAAAGGTTTTATATAATTAGCAGAATCAATAACAGCTTCTTTGTTTAATATATCAAAAACTCTTTCTTTGCTTGCTGATCCTTTTAAAGGACCCTCATAATATATCATTAAACTATTCTATGGCCTTTCCTAAAGTATGGTGGCAAACCAAGATGTGGTCTAGTGTCAAAGATATTATCGTGAGCTCCTTTAACATTTTTATCTGTATAGTGTAAAAAAACCTGTGCACATTCTTTACCTTTAAAAGGTTCTCTCCAATGTTCTAGTAAATCTCCTCTATATAATAACATGTCCCCAGGTTCTAGTTTTACAGCTATTCCTTTGCTTTTACTCATAACATAATTTACTCCTTTACCATTTTCATCAAAAATTAAATGACCTTCTTCTTCTTTTGGGTTTAAATATATAGGCCACATATCCCCACCCAAATTTAATGTTGTAGAAAACTGACAACTAAATCTATCTTTGTGTCTAGGAAGAATATCTCCTGTCTTGTAAAGACGACCGAAGGCATAATTTGGTATCAGTTTAACTTTCATATGTTTTTCTAGTAATGGTTTTAATTTTAAGAGTATTGATTCAAAAGCAGAATCTCCATACAAACAATAAGTATCCGGCATTTGAGGGTCTGTCCATGCACCATGTATTTTTTCAAAAGGAGGTATAAATTTATTTCTAAATAAAGTTCTACACACTTCTCTTTTCATACAAAAGTATGTGTATACAAATGAAGCTAAATCTTTTGAGATAGCTTTTTTAATTATTAAATATTTGTTCTTTTTAAACATGACCTATTACTCCTTGAGGCACCGCTCGTAAATTAAAATGTATAAATTTAAACTTTTCTTTTCCTAGATCAAGAGAAAATGAATGAGGTAAATAACCATTAAATAACATTAACGTACCTGGATTAGTATTAAAGATAATAGTTGAATTAGAGTTTGTTATATCTTCTGGTTTTTTAAGAGGTAGTTTTGTCATTAAAGCTCCAGGTCTAGGATCGTGAAGAATAGCTTTAGATGTTTTATTAGAAGAATTAATAAAATAAAAACCTGTGACATGACAGTTTGCGTGAGTGTGTGTATCTTGATAACCTCCACCATTTTTTGCAAACTCTTGAGTCCAAAAATCTGTAAATATTAAATTTTGTTTGCTTAAATCATAGCCTTGATAATCTAAAAAATCCCAAGAACGTTGACCTATGTATTCTACAAAACCTTTTAATTCTTCAACTCTTTCTAATCCTCCTGACTGATAAGTTAGATTACAATCTTTATTTTGTTTTATTTCTTTAGACCTTCTTTTTTTTTCAGCTTTAATGTGTTTGTCACTTATTCGATCTACAAGTTCTAGATAGTCCGTACATTGTTCAAACCAAACAGGTGAACTAAAATAAAGCTCTTCTTTAAAATTTATCTCTTTAGGGTTTCCATCCATTTTTTCATACCATTTTTTCATTATTTCCAAGGATACCCTAGGTACCAAAGTACCAATGAGTATCTCACTCCTTTTGTTACAGGTTTAACTCTATGCCAAACAAAAGAAGGAAAGACTATCATAGAACCTTTTTTACTTAACTCTTTTGCTATTTGTTTATTTTCTTTATCTTTTGGATCATTGTTTCTAAAATCAAATTCAAACTCTCCACCTTTAAAATCTTTTGGATCAGATAACAAAACACTTACAGATAGTTTTCTTATTTTTTTATCAAGTATTGGGTGTTCTGGTTTTTTGTAAGCACCGGGCCAACTATCACAATGCCAATCATAATATTGTTTTGAACCGTATTTAGTAAACTGAACTAATTCAGAAGCATCATATTTAAAATTCCAACCCGAAGCTTCGTTAGCAGCTTGTACATAAGGATCAATTTGAAACTTAATCCAAGGATCATCTAACCACGAAATATTAGATTGTCTTTTTTTAACACTATGAAGTAGCTCTCCTTTTTGTCCTTCGTTTCCTACTAAAGCATTATGCACAGGTTTGTCTTTAGCATATTCAACAATTTGATCACATATATTTTCAGGTACTGCAGATTTAAAATACCAATAATAATTTTCTAAAATCATTTTATTTGATAGTGAAACAGCAAAGCTATTCTTTTTTTCTTAGATGGGTTAGGTGGTAAATAGTATTTTAAACTACTGTGAAATAAAACAA